CCAGCTTTCAAAAATATCTGCTTCTTTCATTTCTTGTCCTCTTTGCTGAATCTTGGCCAGCAGTGGTAATGCCGCTTCAATACGGCTGTCTATACTCTGTTCAATAAACAGAGTTTTGATGTTGTCCACAACACCTTCTTGTTCGCTAATAGTGGCTGGGTGCCACGATTCAAAATATTTTGCATAGCCGCGGCTGCTGGCCAGGTGCTTTAGATTCTCACGTAGAGTTCGATAATATGCCTGTGCTTCTGTAATCAGTTCTTGTGTGACACCTTCTACTATTCGAGAAGCACTGGCTCTGTTGAAACGGCTTAACACAGCAATTTCGTTTACTGTTTCTGTAATGTGGCAACCACGAACGTCATATGGCTTGCCACCTTGACGCACATGTTCCAACATAGCTCTAGCGCCACCTAAACTTTTAAAGCCCAGTTTGAAACATTCGCCTTCGGCTGTTTCAATAAACATGTTGGCAATATGACGATAACGTGCGTCATTTTCGCCCAAGGGCTGGCTGTGAACAATTCGCAATCTTGCTTCTGTGGGCTGACCAGCATAGCTGATCTTGCGTGTGCCATAGTAGCCTTCAAACAGGCCTTCTTGAATAGCTGCCATACCCTGCATTGTGTGCTTGAGTTGGCTGATGTCTGCAATGCTGTGTGTCCAACGGTTGGCCCGAGCCTTTTGGTTCAGGTGCTGTAAGAAATCAAAGAACTCGCCTTTGTCGTCGCCTTCCATGGTACGGCCCAGGTTGTCCCCGTACATGATTTTCATTTCGTTGTCTGAATCTAATACAATAACCATTGTACCATAGTTCTTGCCTGAATCTGCCACATAGTCAAATGTAAATGTTTTGGCATCTTCTGCGTCGGAGGGTTTGCCCATTCGGTCCAGCATTTCAGGGTGAAAATTGCGTGTAGCCAGCAGGTCCAGCAGTTGTTGTGATATAGAGTTCGTTGTTGCCATGGTAGTATATTTAGCGCATCATTGCAATGAATGGGAATGGTTCAATTATGTTATCTGTGTGGTCTTTAAGGTAAGAATTTAGGTCTGCGTGGTAGGATTGTAACAACATCAACATGCGAGTGGCAAGTAGTCCTGCCATCACAAGATCATCTGTTTCTCCAAGTTTGGCCGCATAACTAGAGCCAGAAGCCACAAACGTTTTTAGTTCAGTGATCAAGGGTTTTGAGTTTATTTTCATACGCCCAGACTCTATTAGAATTTTGAACTTGTTGCAAGCCACAATCTTGCTTTTATTAGTAGTGGTAAATCCCTTGCGAATCCTGCGCCCACCAGTACCTTGTACTGAATTGTCGCTGAGAAAATAGCCTGGGATATTTTCTTCCCCGTACTCTGCAATTGAAATCAGTGCTGCCTCGCCCAGAGTATTGTTTTCCACTGAGTAGTAGATTTTTTTCTCGTCCCGGACCACTGAGTGTATTTCTTTAATAATGTCTGCTAGAATTTTTACCTGTGTGGGCACGTCAGTTTTGTTGTGTCGCCATTCGGCCACTTGCTCTGTGGTTTCTGCTTCAAATACCTGTATGGCTGAAGGATCGCCGCCTGTGCCCAAACTGGGATCAAGAGCCACAATATACATCCGGTCTCGATCAACCGGACGATACCAGCGCACTTGTCCAGTTTTGTGAATGGGATCTATGCCTTCCATTTCCAACAGTTTGATAGGAGCAATCAGTGTTTCGTCATTGATAACAAAGTCACAGTCCATTTCTCTACGGAAACGTTCGTCGCCCAGTTGACTACGTTGTTCTGCAGCCCATTTGTCGTCACGATCAGGATGCTCGCGCCAGAACGCACGAAACGCTCGGAAGCCATTGATGCCTAGACCATCGGGTCTTGGGTTGCCAAACTCATCTTCTGTTTTGTTAGCACCTTTCCAGATGTAAGCAAATTGATCTTCGTCTGAGTTGGGGGTGCTTGTGATAATTGCTTTACCACCAGTGCTCAGTGTAGGTGTGATAGAAGTCCAGAACTCTTTGGCAATTGTGGGCCTAACGAATAAGCATAACGAATACGTTGCATGATCTCTTGTGCGCCTAGGTATTTGTGTGCGGCAATTAAGATAGTTGCATCTGGAACAAACATAGCATACCACAACAAGTAACCTGCGGCTGATGTTGACTTGCCTGTTTGTCGAGGCATTAGACTGATTGAAAAACGATTGTTATGATAGTTGTTGATCAGGCGTTTTTGATATTCATATGGATGATACAACATCTTGCCGCGAACAGGATGCTGTATGTAAAAGAAGTTGTCCATGAAGTACATGGGACCGGTCACAGGATCAGCACACCGGGCAAAGTCTTCAAGTTCTTGTTCAGTAAATGTTTCTTTGCGGTGTGGTGCTTTGACCAGTACAGTATCAAGTGTATTTTTTGCGCCAATCATCCAATATTCTTTCTGCAAACAATTTGTGTCCTTGTGGGCCAGCATGCATACGATCTCTGGCATACTCTACTTCTTCGCGACTTTTGGCGAACCAATCATGTGCATTGTAAGTCAGGCAAGGAATGCCCAATCTAGTACACAACCCTTCAACAGCCAATCGATTACGTGAATTATTTAAATCCGCATTACGATCATGCAAAAACCAAGTTTTAATAAAGGTATCAGTGTGTGCTTGGCCAATTTCGCTACCAGGTAGGTAAGTTTCATGATAGTGATTGATTTTTTCTGATATCAAATCAAATCTATGTCTGGGAGGTGCCGCCATCACCACTAACTTTGGTCGTAATACAGGTACCCAATGGTCTGCCAACATAAAACAAGTGTCTGCACTGGTACCTGCCCAGGCCAGATTGTAATTTTTCAAACCCAGCGACTGTGATACCAAATAACTCCATGTAGACTTTTCTGGCAGGCCAGTACCAATGGTATAGCTACAACCTAATGATATCACACTGTCTGCTTGCGGATCAAATTCTTCTGATCTGAATCCGTTGCTGTTTATGCTGTATGTTATGGCATTAGGTTCAAGCCATCCCTTGTTGCGAAAATACTCACGGTATTCTTCGTGTTGTACCAGTCGCTGAAAACTTTCTTCAGTGTCAGTTGGCAACCAGTCTAGTGTTTGGCCAGCGTATTGAATACCAAAGTGCCAGGGTGCTGTTATTTGCATAAGAACTCCAGTTCCGGCCATAGTTGCACAAACTGACCCAATTTGTCAGGATGGTATCGATGTTCGATATTGTAAATATGTTTCCAGAACGCAATATCAATGTCAGATACTTTGACAATGTCCATACGTTCTGCATAAGTTTTCAGTGCTTGATCAAAGAACACCCGCTCAGAATCTGTTACCAGGTTGTTGTCATACAAGTATTCAATCTCTGCTGACGCAAGTTCAGCAACACCAGCACCGTGTAAAAACGGATCCAAGTGCCGAGGCTGAAACAAGTTCTGCCACAATATGGTTGTGTCTGTTTCCTGAGCAAACTGTTTTAGTTCGCGCAGTCGTGTGGCATTATAGATGTTGTACACAGCATGTATACCACCCCAGTGTCCGTTGTTTTTCATTAGATCTTTGACCACTGCTAGGTTATTCTGTAGGGTTGCCCAAGAACCGCCGTAACGCACATATTCAAAACGTTTGTCCACATTGTCAAAACTCATTGACCAGCCAACTTTTTTGCGTTGTGCCAGTTTCCGGAAGATTTTGTTTTTGTCTAGATCAACATTCATGTTGGTAATCAAGGTGACAATTGCCGATTCTGGTATGACATCCAGCAAACGTTCGTTCTCGGGCAACAACAAGGGCTCGCCGCCTACCAATGCAACTTCATGTATGTGAGCATGATGTTGTTCAATGAAGTCGCATACCTGTTCATAGTAAGGGCGAGAGCCTGACTTGAATGGTATGTTTTTTAATGCGGCCCACTTTGAGCTGGAACTGGGATCACAATAGTTGCAACTTAAATTGCAAGTGGTATTCCAACGCACATCCACAATCACAGGATAGTGATATTGATCTCCAGCAGTGATGTAATCAAAATTGGGGTTGACGTTGTTGTGCCATTGGCGCTCAGAGTCTGCGCCAAGACGTTCAGCCTGTACACAATTAGAACAGTAATCATGTGCCTGTCCCTGTGCTAGGATTGCCAGCACAACAGGTTTTGACGTCGCCACGGGGGTTTATATGTAGGCCACGCCAGGGAGCGGCACAGTAAAAATTGCTCATGTAGTATTTACATGCCCAATTTTACAGTGTGATTATTCACACAGGACTGTAGGGATTACGATACCTGTCGTAACCATCATCTTCTGGATATACTGGATATTCGTTTGTGTTCATTGATTACACCAACTTTGTTTAGCGTCTCCGTAGTATTCACGAGCAAACCCATTAGTTATGAGGCCTTGGCGTAGACTCTTACCATCTAGAATGATATCTCCCAGTACACGACCACCGAACTTATCCCAGGCGTAGAGCGTGACCTGTCGTTTTTGGCTGGCTGCAATCGCACCTTTAGTGAACTCTGTGGCGGCTCGGCCTCTAGCATCTTCTTGAGGACATTGTGCTCTGTGTCCTTTTTCTGGTGTGTCCACACCAAAGATTCTAACAGCCAGTTCTGGCTTGAGCGGAGCAGGTAGAAACGGTGCCGCTATGACCACAGTGTCGCCGTCATTGATGCGAACGATCTGTGCGTCATAGGTTGCCCCTTGTGGTGTTTTTTGTGCCAGGGCCAGTACAGGCACAAGCAATAAGGTTAGTAGTGGTTTTTTCATATTAAAATTTTAAGGTGTTACAACTATGATCTCACCTGTGGTGGGATTGTAGTACATGGGTGAAAATCCCACTGGAACTGCACCAGACACTGCTCGCACAGGTTTCACTGTGAATGTATTGGCTGTGGTTTGTTGTAGGTCTGTACCTGTGGCATTGATGATAATTGAGTTGTTGCCTTGATTCAATTCACCAGCATAGTAACCAATGGCCACTGCGGCATTGCCTTGTCCGCTACTACCAGCCAAGTAACCAACGGCCACCGCACGATTTGCTTGTGAAGTTGCACCAGCATCTGTGCCAATGGCCACTGCGTGGAGACCTTGGAAGGTTGCACCAGCACCAGCACCCACAGCCACTGCGGCATTGCCTTGTGCATCATAGCCAGCCCCTGCACCAACGGCTACTGCGTATTCGCCTTGTGTGGTGTTGCCACCAGCATTTAGACCAATTGAGATGGCTGCACCGCCTTGACCGCCTTGTCCAGCGTATTGGCCCAGGGCTATGGCTGCATTGGCCTGACCGTCAAATCCAGCATTTTGGCCCAGGGCTATTGCGGCAGGACCACTAGCACCATCTTTGTTGCCCAACAGCGCCCAGGTTGTGGCGCCACCAGGTGTGGCCACTGCTGTGAGATCACCTAGGGCGTTGCCCACATACACAATGCTTGTGGTTTGATCTACTACCAGTTCTCCGGGTCTAGCATTGCCGTCGTATTCGGCCAAGGTGACCTGGGCATTGTCCTTCATTGCGGCACGTGATATGCCGGTAATGTTGTCGTATGGTGGTGGTGGATTTGCCATGATCTAAATATTCTTTATTGGAATATTTAGCTAAAAATCAATAACCCTGGAAGGGCTTGACAGGGCTGGTGTGATTTACTGATGCAGGCTCTAGGCTGTTGGGAGTGCTTATCTGTACTTTTTTAACAGGTAGGCCAGCCATTTTCAATGCGTAGTCAATGGCTGGCTCAACATTGGCGTTGAATCCAGCAATTACTGCATCTTCGCCAAATGCTGCCTCAGCTGACCACTCAGGCATGTGAGGTATTGGATCTTGTGTGCCAGCATCACTTCTGGCACGGGCTATTGCAACGCCAAGGCGATATATTTGATAAGGATCACTGGACTTTACTCCAGGCAAAGTAAACACATGATTCATAGGGTCTGCTTGCTCTGGCGGTAACTCTTTTTGTTCAGCAATAAACTCACGAGCTCTCATCAGTACCCCTTGAATGCCTGCATGGGGCTTGTGGTGTTTACTGCCGGATGTTCTTCGGACTTTAGATCACCGCTGTTGAGATCATAGTGTTTTGATCCCACTGCTCGATAGGCTTTTTCCAACATCTTTTGTTCTACTTCAGTGTAGGGCGCCGCAATATTATGGCGACCTGCCCAGGATTCTGCATCTATCTCTGGCGTGATTTCTCCATCGGTAGAGGCCACTGCCATCATCACACGGTTGAGTTCGTACACACGATCTGCAAATTGTTGGTCTCTAAACTTGTTGAGTCCTACAGTGGCAAAACGTTGGCGGGTTGATATGTCGCCAACTTTGTCTTCTGCAATGAACTCTTGCGCTCGCATTAGCCGTTGCCAACACCATTGCTGGCTGCAGTGGCAGAGCTGCGTGTGCCAAGTTCTTGAATAGTAACGTTGCCGCCCACCACAGTGAGTTTGTTGCCAACGCCAACATAAATGTCTTGACGACTGTTTGACGGAACTGCAACTGCATTACTGTAAATGTTGCCAACCACTGTTCCAGCATTGGCCCAGTTACCTGTGGCTGGATTCTGATATGTGAGTTGAACCGCTTCGACCTGGAATGTCACTGTGTTTGAACCAGTGCTGATACGGGCCTTGTCTGTTTGCCAGACCTGGGCTGCCTGGAATTTCAACTGGTTGTTGCTTGTACCCATTGGCTGCAGGGCTGTGCGGGTTTATTACTGGTGGTGTTGTCAACACTGATTCATTTAGTTTCTTGGTCATATTAAACTCCGTATTGGCCTTTGTATGTTTTCCAAAGATTGGCAGTGGCTGCAAGGATACCTTCGTCAATGTCTTTTTTCTTGATAGCATTGGTTCCAGGAATCTTGTCGCCAATTTTAACATTGTCGTCTTCTAGACCTTTAGTAAACTTGTTGCCTTCTTCAGTTTTTTCTTCGTCAACTTTTTTGGCTTCTTTGATACCAGCCATTTCGCGCATGCGTTTCAAGTCGGCATCTGCGGTGTCGTTTTGATTTTCTTCAGACTCATACATGCCACCGATACCTTGACGGGCTTTTTGCAGAGTTGCAGCTTGAGCTGTACTTTGTCTTTCGTCTTGGCCGCGAGCACGATCAACTTTACTGCCTAGTTCAAAGGCGTCCTCACCTGGATACTGTTGAGTAAATTGTGCTTGCAGTTGGTCAAGTTCGGCTTGCGACTTGGGGTCATCTTGAGCATACATTCTATCCTGAGTGTGAAGTGAGCTAGCCAATCTATAAATTCTTCTGGCCAGGTCTTCTTTGCCGCTGGCAGGTTGTCCGGCCATTTCCATCATGCGAGCCAGATCATCTTCTTCACCCAGTTGATATGGAACATCGCCTGCCACTTGTGCTTGACCTGCACCAGCTGGATTTGGTCTGGCCCCTGCTGTTTGTTTTTTCCAACCGGCTGCTTCTATTGCTCTATGCGTGTTGGCCAGTGATGTGGCATTTCTAACAGAGATAACATTGGTGTCAGGATCATACTCTACACCGTTTTGCATGATCAAGTCTTCTGGGGGTTGTTCGCCCTTAGGACTAACATAATCAATCATGTCGCCTACTTGTGCGCCCATGCCGCTGGCAGGTTGTCCAGCCATTTCCATCATGCGGTGCAACGCATCTTCTTCTGCTTCTGCATAACTTTCTTGGCGTTCTTCTTGGCTGGCCAACACAGGCACAGTTGACTGTCCTGTTGACTTGGGTTTGTTCAAACCGCCTGAATATTGCAATGCGTCAGCACTGGTTTCAGTGTTGGTAGGATAGTCAGGAGCATTTTCTGTAGGTGTAGTATCACCGTAGGCTTCGTCAACTTCGCTGCATGAGCAGTTGGGGGTGCCACAACCACAGGCTGATTGGTAACCAGAGCCACCGTAACCTGACTCACTGCCATCACCTAGGCCGGCCATTTTGAGCAACTTGCCCAGTTTCAATGCGTCATCATCTGTGGCAGTAACAGTCAGGCTCTTGCTTGGGCCACCGTGGGCATCTGAATTCATGCTCATGTTAACGTTCATGCCTTCAGCAATCATGCTTTCTAGTTCATGATTCATTGAATCATAAATGCCTTTGCCATAGCTGAAACCACTTGAGGCTGTGGGAGTACCTGTGCCGCCTGCTTCTTCAGTTTTTTCTTTTTTCTTCTTGGGAGTATCGTCAGACTTTTTCTTTTCAGGCAAGCCTTTGTGCTTGGTGCTGGCAAAGTCTTCAGCATCTTTCTTGCCTATTGACTTGGCTACTTTGGCAACTTCTTTAGACGGTGCTTTTTCGCCCTTTTGTGTTGCATGTACCATACCCATGAAACGTTGTTGCTTTTTGCTTACTGCTTTTTCCTCCAGGTCTTCTTCACCGTCTTTGCTGACAGTATAGCCGGCCTTCTTGAGAATGGCCTTGGCCTTGGCAACATTTGGATCCTCGTCATGACTGGCTTCTTTGTTCATCAACTTTGACCGGCCACTTGGACCTTTAGCGCCAATAGCACTCTTGGTACCCTTGGGACGACCACGACCTCGCTTTGCGTCTTGTCCTTGCTCGTCATCTCCTACATCAGTCTCACCAGTTTTGTCATCATAACGACGTGTGTGACGGATACCGGTGGCTGTTCTTTCAATTTCGCCTTTATGACCTTGAACCTTTTCACCTGGTTTCATTTGGCCGGCACGACGCTCAACATCTTTGAGCATGTCATCCCAACCTTCGTCAGTTTCTTCTTTGTTGGAAGGAACTTGTCCTGACAAACCACTCTTGGGATTGCTATGAGGTTTTAGTGTACTGTGCTGACTTACTTTTGCTTGTGGTGCTTTGGAGCCTAGTTTGCCTGCACCTTTGCGCAACATCTCAAAGTCATTGGCGTCTAGTCGGCCGTTGTCGTTTTTGTCTAGTTTCTTTTGTCCACCACTGAGTGCGTTCTTCATTGCTTCAGCGGCCACGTCGCCCAGCATCTCATCAACTTCTTTCTTTGCGCCGGCAATCTTGTCGGCAAAAGTGATTTTGTCTACAGGAGGTGCAAGTTTAGCAAATGATTTTTGCTTGGGAGTCATTGCAGCAGAACCTTCTTCTGCAACTCCTTTGCCAGTGTAGCCACCGCCGCCAGAGAATCGAGGATAACCTTCCTTACTCTTTGGCATTGGGGCTACTTCCCCGCCACCTGACATTCGAGGATAACCTTCGCGTCTGTTTCCAATAATTGGTGGCTTGCTGACTTTGTTTCCGCCTTGAGCACCGGCTTTGCGTTGATATGCTGGTTGATTAACCGGGTTGGTCATATCTAGATCGCCAATACGATCTTCAATGCCTTCATCATACTTGTCATACTTCTTGCGAATTGGGTCAAGAGCCCGGCCTTCACGTCCGGCTTTGGCCAAGGCTTCCATACCTTGTTTACCGTATTTTTCATAGCCCTTGGCTGCACGGCTCATGTCACGTTCGTTTAACTGACCGTGTGTAACTTCTGGCTTCTCGCGAATGCTGTCCAGCTTTTTGTTTAAATCGTAAAAAAATGTCATTTGGTTTATCCTCGAGGTTGTGCGCCAGTTGCTGGCTTGGGTTGACGTTTGATATTGCTGAATGGACTCTTGTCACCCATGGGCAATTCGTTTGTGGTTTTTGCTGGCGGTGTCTTGCCACCAGCCACTGTAAAGTCACTCTTGTAAGCATTCTTTACAACTTCATGATCATAAGGACCAGTTGCGTAATCTTTCTTCAGTGCTCGTTGTTCAGCGTCTGAAGCAGGATATGTAGGATCATCCAGCAAGTCTTTGTTTTGACCTTCAATTTTTTTGTTTTCATCAGTTAGACTTTCCTCGTATGGTGTTGTGTTCATCACAATACGATTGGGATCCAGGCCTAGTATTTGTGCCAGTTGTTTGATCTGTGGCTCAATGGCTGGGTACTTGAATTCCACATCCACAATGTTCATTGCTTGATTGGGAAATGCTGGAAAGTCTGGAATTTGCTTGCGGACTGGGGTGCTCTTGGCATCAGACATTTTGACAATGTCAAATTGAACTTTCGGCTAGGTATCTTGCAAATGGTTTCATATTCAGTATCCTGTTGTATATTTATTCTTTTTGTGCGTTTTGGCCTTTGCCAATAATACGTTCCAGCAAATCGTTGCGGCTGAGAACCACTCCGTGTGCTGTTTGTGCGGCGGCCGTGCCCTCGGGATCTTTGGAATCTATCACCTGTTGCTGTTGATCCAGGCGTATTTTCTTCATCTGCAGATCAATCATCTTGAGCTTTTTGTCTAGTTTGGCTGTTTTTGCTGTGATAGCATGTCCCAGCATGTTTGATGCCACTGAGAATATTTCGCTGGCAAATCTTGAGTCAACTTGCATGCCGAGATCTGTCAGATCTTTATATCCAGCAACCGCAAGTGAGGCTAACTCATCCATTTCTTGATCGCTAGATTCTAATCCCCTAACCTGTGGTAACGCCGCTTCAACTTTATCAATTGCTTCGTCCAACGCCTGTAGTTGTTCTCGATTTTCTAATATTGATGGAACTGATGTGTTAATATCATCTTCAGTAGGGGGTAGATCAAACAGTTCTGATAGTTTTTTGGTCATGCCATATTTATGGACTAGGCTCGACCGTTGTGAAACATGTCCTGTTCTGTAACCACTCGGAATGTGAGTCCCTGGCGTTGGCACCATTTGGTTGCTGCCTGCCATTTGGCATAGTTGATGGCTACCACAGCTCGATCACGGCTGTTCATTTTGCTCTCAATTACGCTTTGTTTTTTGGGTTTGATTTCGATCAATTCGGCTCGCATGGTGTTGTTGCGAGTGCGATAAGTGATCAAAAAGTCTGGCACATACACAGTTTGTTTGCCTGTGAGTGGATGTCTGTAGGGTATTTGCACTGCTTCGCTGGCCCATTGAAGCACAGCATCATTTGAATCACAAAAACGCATGAAGCTGAGTTCCCAACCAGATCTGTATCGTGGCTTGCCTGAGCCCACATACTTGGCAGGATTCAGAATGTCATAATATCCCTGTGCCCAGCGAGCCATTACTGCACCACATTTCTAGCTGCATAATAGTTTGGTACCACAGCCACTCCCACACCCAACAAGGTAGCCCTGTTGCGAATGCTGTTGAGATAGTAGGCCATGTTCAGATTTAAACTCATTGAGTTGCCAACCCCGCCACCGCTTGTTTGAAAGCTCTGTAACAGTGTCAGAGCTGGAATTTTGGTTTCGTCTGCTACTCTAAACAAGCTCACAGTGAAGTTATCTGCGGCTTGCTTGGTGGTCATTACTGATCGAAAATAACTGTTGACCACATCATATTCACCTACAGGAATGTCAACATCATAGTCGTAGAAAGTGTCAAAAACTCTTACTGTTTGATCAATTCGGTAGTTGGTATCATTAATAGTGGACATGATTATCTACCTGTGCTGTTGTTGCCAGGGCTCTGTTGAGTAGGAAAATACATGCCACTAGAACGACCAGGAATACTGCGTATGGCGCCGGGAATGGCACCTTGAATGCTCTTGACTCCTTGTGCCACGGCTTCGCTCTTGGCAATACTGGCAATGTTTTTACCTTTGAAAGTATTGTAGGCCGTGCCGGCTTTTTGTGCAGCGCCAATGGCACCAAGCAATCCGCCGCTTTGCAGGTCTTCAAGAATACCGCCACCTGCATCCAACAAACCACCTTGTCCAAAAACTGTGGCTCTTGAACCAGGTCTTGCAATGGGGCTGGTAGTGGTGTCGTAGTGTGCGGGATCCGCAAAACCTTGAACATTGATGTCAGGTCGTTGATTGCCCACAGCACCAGAATAGTATTTCACTGTTTCGTATGCAATGGTCATGGTGTTTTGCATGGTGCCAGCCCCTTCAGCATAAGAATATTGATCATGATTGAAAGCTGTGATCACTGGATTGATCAACACATATTCAGCAAACTTGTGTTGGTCCATGCCATAGATACGTATGTCTCTAAAGAATGGAGGTTTGCCAGACTCTGAACTTGTGCCGTCATTGAACGCTTCACCAATGTAACCCCAGTCATTGACATTGCCCAGTCGTTGATTTTCATAAATGTCTCTAGCATTGTATCCAAATCCTGATACCTTGTTCCCTGATGGTCCTAAACTACCATTAGTGCTGTTGGGTGCCAGATAATTTTGACTGGGATCTTTGTAGTAATAACTGTAATAGTTGTACCACATGTTGCGTACATTGTCGCCCGAATCATCGTGAAAGGTCAGTGTGACTGGTTCATAATTGATTTTGGTCTGTACCACACGTTTGCGATTGTACTGATTCATCACTTCATTGGTGACAGTGTATTTAGGTAAGTCAACTGTTTTGACCACCACGCTGAGATTTTGTGCTTCTTGTGTGCCAATAACTTTTGAGATTGCTGGAATGTCTGAGTTCAGCGTGAAGCTTACATGAAATAAGAACTTGTATCTTGGTTTAAGTTCAGTAAAACCTTTTAAAAATTGTTGCCCAAATGTTGGCATAAGTTACGCCTTATGCCGCGGTACCAACACCTGTTACTGCGCCTGCTATTGTACGAGAAATATTTTGTACTGCTGTACCAACACCGCCAGGTAGTTGTGCAGCATTATCGTAGGCAATAGTCATGTTGACTGTAACGCCTTCGTTAGTGCCATAGTTCAATTCACCGTAGTCTGCGCCTTTAAGGTAGCAACCATACAGTTCCCAAGCTTCGAGCACTTGCGGAGTTGTTGCACCATTGCCACCGTCAAGAATTTCAATTACTGTTGTAAATTTATAATCAATACCAGATGCAGCAGATGCCATTTCCAAAAAGTCCATCTGCTTTTGGAACTGTTCACCAATTAATTTTTGTACACTGTTTGACGCATCATCACGCACCGAGCAAGCAACGTCTGCCCAGGTGTGACGACCTGCCAACTTCAATGTTGAATTGTAAATTGGTAGTGTGATTTCTTCGAATGTCAAGTTAGGGCGAGCAACGCTTACAACCTGCTTGGTCAATTCTGTTGTTGTTGATGATACCCCAAAGTTTTGAAAACTTACTCTAAATCTATATTTGAGTTTGGGCATCAACAGGCCCTGGGCGCTCGCGGATTGATCGCTTGCTAGTGGGACTGTCATTTTACTTAGTGATGCTACTGCCATTTGTTATCTCCTATGTGTTTATTTACCTGGAAAGGTAGGCGGTCGAAACCGCCACCTTTTTAAACTCCAGCGCCTCCGGCGATCTCACCAGTGTTCTTGATACGCAACGGAATGTAGATAAATTCCACCGCTTTCACTGGTTCTATAGCAATATCAACCCACAGTTCGTTACGATCAATACGTGCAGGTGTGTTGTTGCTCAAGTCGCAAACCACCAAGTAGTCATAGATCGCACGTTTTGCAACCAAGTCAATCATCAAGCTATTGCATGTGTTTGTGATTTCGTTGCGTGTGATTGTGTCATTGGGTTCAAACAAGTACAATTTACCAATTTCTTCCAGACGTCCGCGCAAGAATGCGACCAATCGTGCAACGTTGATGCGATCCAGTGCTGTGGTAGTTGTGGTACTAGTCTTGTTACCAAAGTTGGTAATGCCAATTCCTGGAATGAACGTGATTGGATTGATGTTACGCTCATACAGAATGTCACGCACTGATTGACTTACACCAATTTGGTTAAACTCGCCTGTTGTGGCATCAATATAACCAATTGCGTTGGCATTGTCAATTACACCACGACGTGTACCTGCTGGTGCCAACCATGGGTAACTGGCTGCATCACTGCGCAAGATTGTACGTACCATCATGTGACTTGGAGGTGCAACGACTGTGTTGCCACCAAGGTCTGTAGTTTGGCAACTTGGGTAGAACACGCCACAATAATTACTTGTAGCGATGTTGCCATCACCGTTGGGTTGTCCCAGGCCGTTGTTGTTGGTAGCAAATGCCACTAGACTGTTGCCATCAGGACCCAAACGCATTGGGGTATCGCCCACAACAAACAATGTGTTGTTGCGCTCGTTGCTGAGTGCAATCATGTTTGGTGTCAATTCTGGATAACCAGGTGTAGCAATAATGTTGTACTGCGTTTGTTCTTCACGTGCTGTGGCACTGGTATCAATACCGCTCTTGAGTGCTTGAACGATCAATTGACGCTGTGCCAAACGTCCTGACCACATGGCGCCGTTGTCTCTGTTGCCACTGGCGGTGAGCCAGGTATTTAGACTGATCAAGGACCAATATGTGCCATTAGTTGGATTCTGATTGGCTGTGGGAGCCAGAATACACACATAGATGCCATTGTTATAGCTAACAAATGTGTTTTCGCTATAAGTTGTAGTGGCTGACCATACATCAATTGAATAGTCTGTGGCCGTGGTTGTGAAGTAATTGCTCTGGAAGCTCTTGACATTGTAGCCTGAACGACGTGTGTTGAACAACAACATGCCTTGTGGATACAACGAAGGATCTGGAGCATCTGGGTCAAGATAATTGCTTTCTAAAAGATCTTGAATGCTGGGCAAAGGATCTGCAACAGGATCTGTGGTTCCATTGCTTGACCATCTTGCATCAGCAAACAAGATACCATTTTGTGTAACTTGATCTGTTGTGTCAATTTCTACCCATTGATCTTGACCGCTTACGCTCTCCCAACGATACAATTTGGGATAGTTTTCAAGGTCTGATGTGTCTACCCACAAGTCACCGTAGGCCAAGTCACTTTCAGCGGCGTCAGTCTGTGTAGTAGGTGCTGTGGCTGAAATGATAGGGCCAGTAGCATTACACAAGGTCAGATCATAACCACGAACGTCGTTGGTAACGTTTTGATAACCTTGCCAAATACCATCGTCCTGGATCATGATGTCCACATCGTCAACTGCACTGTAATACCATAATCTTCCGTCTGCAGGATCTTGATCTGGTGCTGTTGGGCTAGAGGTATATGTAAACAATGGTGTTGAAACAAAGTTACTCAACACCAAACCAGATGCACTAACTGGGCTCTGACGTACTTTGTCGGTGGATGTAGTAAATCCTGCACCAGTAACTGGGGTACCTGTTATGTTCGCCAAGAACATAGTACCGCCTTGGCTGTGTGTGAACACAATGTTGCCTGCGGTGTTAACACTGGCTGACACATAAGGCACATTAGCTGCAGATACAGCCGTCACAAAATCTGCCAGACTACCTGTACCACCAATGGTAGCAGTGCCTGTGTTGTTAAAACTTTGTCCTGCAGCAGTGGCTGTCAATGTAAAACTATTGCCTACTGTAAATGATGTAGGTGTTGTGGTGCCTATCACTTCTGTGGCACCAGTTGCATATCGATTAAGAATTTCAAATGCAAATGTTGTTAATGGTGTGGTTGAATAGAAGAAATTGTTAAACAGTGTATAACTATTGCCTACAGGAATATTCTTGCCGCCACCAGTGGGATCAAGAGCATAAATTGCAGAAGTATCATTGTTGTAAGCAGGCACTGTTTGTGAAACAAACACACCCAATGCAGCACTGTATGATTTGAAACTTAAATTCAATCCATTGTTGGCTGTGGAAAGGTTTTGCCATACAGAACCTGTTGGACGTCCTCCGTCGATGTCGGTTGTTCTCCAGCGTGGTTGTTCGTAACTATAGGCTGGTTCGTAGTCAGGAGCTGCATATTCACCTGCTGTGATGCCCAAAGCAGTGAGCAAGGCCGCGCCGCCCACTGTACCTGCATCAATTGTAACAATACCATTGTTGCTCAGTGTTGATCCATCGTTGGCTGCTGTAGAATCTGCATAGATACGCAACACATTGCTTGTGGCAGTGGCAGTGACTCCTGTGATGCTGGCAGCATTGATGTTTGCGGCCAATCCTGCCACTGTGGTAGTGGTCACTGTGATCAATGTATCATTGATAAAGATATTATTACCTGCTGTCAAAGTAGTAGGAGCCGCTGATCCTGTTACAGTGGGCCATGAAGTTTTCCAAGCGTTGCTACCAATCTGATTCCAGGTATTGTCAAATTTTTTGTAATAACCAAAAATATTCACACCTACCGCTACTACTGCATAATCACCAATTGATCCAATAGAAGCCTTGGGAGTGTTGCCTGCAATAGTACCATTGCCACTCACTGTGTCTGTGGAGTCTGTGATAACCAGTGGCGCTACGTTGTTGAATGTAGCAGTGGTTTGATCCCATTCAAAAATACCCCAGGTGCTTACTGTGGTGTCTAACCAATAGTCACCGTTGTTGGGACTGCCAGTTGGGCGGGTTAAACTTGCAGTGAGTTCTGTCAAGTCAATGTCGGCACGTTGTACATAAGCACGATTGGTCACACCCAATGCAGAGTATGCAGCCAACAAGCCGTACTCATTGAGTTCATGGCTGAAGGGATATATTGACTCTCGTCAATTACTGTTACTTCTACGCCTGGTGATACTAGAGCCATAATGGATTCCTTTTCAAGTTCTAATATTTATTGACAAGTGCCAAAAACAGCTGAGTTGAGCACCCTTTGGCAAAGGTCCACCATAAATACACCATGCAAAGACCCATTTGTCAGTCATGTCATCAGCGACCATGTGCTGTAAACTACATCAAAGAAGATGTCACTCACTATCGATCACGGTGTGAGAACTGTGCAAGAAAAGGGCGAGGTCTTCGACCACGAGATCCACGTTGGAAGAGTGCTGGTTATAAGAAAAAACCCGCATGTGACAAATGCGGGTTCAAGGCCAAACTGCTGACACAGTTGTTAGTATTCCATGTTGATGGAAATTTAAACAACTTGGAGCAACGAAATTTAAAAACAGTTTGTCTTAATTGTGTGCAATTACTTAAAAAAACCGATGTTACTTGGAGGCCTGGTGATCTTGAGCCGGACTTGTAGCCAGTGCTTTGACTTGTTGATACAAATCGTCTAGGGTTCCGTTATTGTCTAATACTGAATCAAAGTCAGTACCCACCCAGGCAGTTTCGCTGGCATGAATACCTAGTTTTTCCAGTTTCTTGCGGCTCAGTGACCAAGTGGTGTTGCCGTTAGCGCCGCGGTTCACACTCACTGCTGCATCGTACCACTCAGGTTCAGGACCACGTGTTACTCGGATCACTCGACCCCCAGCATTTTTGATTGCCTTAATTTCATTGGGAAATCTACAGTCACTTATAACAACATCATCTTGGCTGTGACGTAATTTGTTTTCTAAACTGGCAATCCAGATATCATCGTGGAATCCAGCCCTGCACACTTCTGTACCCCAGTATTGTAGGATCCAGCGTGGTGTTAGTGTGGGTATGTTCAAACGTTCAGCCCACCAAGGATCTACACGCTCACGCCATTCACGAGCTTGTTTTGTGCGTCCTTCTAGTAGAGTCCTGTCCCAACCAAATACCTGTGCCACAGCATCTTTTAGTGTTGATGCAAAACTCTCTCTACGAAAATGATGCAGGTTTACTAGGTAATCAGCAATGGTATCTTTGCCGGAGCCAATAAAACCACAGATGCCAATGATCATTTGATTTCCTTTACGTTGAGGTATTTAAGAGTATGTTGTAACATGCCTATTTGTCTACGGCAATCTTCTAACGCATGATGGCTGGTGGGAGGAATAGGTTGTTCGGGCCACAAACTAAACACAGTTCTTGAATCTCGTACCATGTAATATTTCCAAGGCAAAGGTTTTCCATAACTTTTGTAGGCATGCTCGAGAATGTTCATGTCATATGTGGGACCTTGGCTCCAAATCAGCTTGGAGTGCCAGATTAATTTGCCCAGTTCATCCAAGGCTTGGTCCAATGGAATCCGATCTTGTTCGCCAAATGCTTCTTCTCTAGCATGTTCAGGTTGTGTGGACCACCACTCAATGGTTCCATTGTCAATGGCACGATTTTCCTGACTTTCCAGTGTGACTCTAGCGTAGTAATGCTGATCGTAGTGACCTGTGCCAAAGGGATCAAATGCCTGGGCGGCAATGGTTAGAATACAAGTATCTGGGCCTGTTGCCAAACCCTCAAGATCAATCATTAGGTGCATGCGTTATTATACAACAATTATTGACTAAGGTCAACATTCATTTGCTCTTGAAACCATTCAAAAAAAGCCTCATTGGTTGGATAATATTCAGTATGATCTAATTTTTTCCGAGCAACGGCCCATTCCCACGGTGATTTTGCGTTGAATTTTTGCCAATCAATTTGAGAATACAAAATAGATTTTTTGCATAGCATACCATGACTGACCTCGTGTTGACTGGGTTGAGAATTATGCACATCATAAATGAAGCACATCTTGTAAGGTATATTTTTATTTGCTAGAACTGTTTGAGTCAGTAGTATGTTAGACAATGTCAACTGCGATAGGTACTCTTGATCTGCTCCAACATACAACATATCAAAATACTGTTTTACTGTTTTTGGGGCAGCAGTTGATTGCCCCGAGCACCCCATACCACCTGAATGATACCAAGCAATGTTATCTATTGTGTCAACAAAGTTATAGTCAAATGTTTTGTGCAATGATAAAGGAACTGGCATATCTAGTCTGTTCACCCCAGACCACAATACAATTACCTGATCAAAATCTTGCTGGGCTACTTCGTGAACAACTCGTGCAGCAATGGCTTGATTGCCAGCGCCAGGAGATCCACGTATGATGTACTGAGAATGGTTGATCTGTTCATCAAACTTCAATTTGTGAACATAACTACAGCCAGCGATCAGTGTTTTAGCCAATGACCCAGGTGAGCGGTTGACTTGCATCCACATACATGACCAGTTCCTGGATCTTGGCATCCATGATTTCTTTGCCTTCAGTTTTCATTTGAGTGCCGTTTAACTGCCCGCCACCTTGTGGGCCAGCAATTTGAGCAAAGCCTTTGGGATCACGAATCAGTTGCAGTTTCTTTGTGACCGGATTCCAGGTGTAGTTCATGTAGGCACCAAACATACGCCCGGCCAGTTCAACGTATTGGCTGTAGAAGTCGTAGGTGGCCAGGCCACCTGCCACGTTGAAGTTCATGAGGTACACGTTGATTGATGCCTGGGCAAACGGATCAAAGTTTGACGCAAACGGTCCAGTGGAGTCGCCAAACGTTCTGCGGAATATTTGACGTACACTGTATACTTCCTGGGGCAAGGTGTATATGTTTAGATCACGTATCAACTCCATGAAAATGTATGCTTCTTCATAGGCGTTGTTGGCACGTTGGCGATAGGTGCCAATTGTGCGTTGGTATGCCGCTTCGTAGTGTGCAGGGTCTAATTCAAGATCAACTATTTGATCACCCATGGTTAATTTGCAATACTCAATAAGATTTTGCTTTAACTCAGGTAATGTATTTTGCTCAGCCATTGGGGGAACTCCGTTCCCCCTTATTTACCAGGCTTTGAGTATGATCAAGTTCTCAGTGCCCCGGGCATTCCAGGGTGTTTCTGTAGTAGTCAAATCCTTGTAGATCTTACGTGCCGCTGGCTTGCCTGCAGCTTGTATGGCTTTGATAACGTCTGCAGGTTTGCGCACAGTTTTTTGTAGTGTTTCCACAGTACTAAATCCAATTACACTGTTGTTCTTGATAGTAAACGCCTGTGTATAGTTGTCTGCCACAATATGAATCAACTTGCGTTTTTTGGTATCGTACAACCAGGCTTCAGCTCGGTCCACTAAACTTGCAGCAGGCAAACTCTTGAGTTTGAGTTCTGCAAACTCTGCCATGTGTTTGAACTTGGCCGCACGTTTTTCTGGAGGCACTGCCTTGACCTTGCGTGGTTTGCGTTCCACTTTCTTGATCTGCACATAAGCACCACAGTCGTTGATCACTGCTTCGCAAAACTTTACACAATTACGCAATTGGATCTTGGACAAATACGAGTATGCCTCAACCAGCAATGCATCCTTGCCTTCCACTGCTTCTTCAAATTCTGCCAATTTGCGCTTCCAACGGTTGGCAATCTCACTGGTCATTTGCGGTGCCACGTTCATGCCACGGATCAATGCAATAGGCTTGTAATCTGCTGACATTTTGGCGCCAGCCAACATAAATTCGTCAAACATGCCGTCTAGTTCGGCCGCACACTCACTGAGTTTTTCTCTCAGACGATCTTGTATGTTGGGTTTAGATGGCATGTCTGTAGGTGGTCTAGCATCTACTTCTTCTGTATGTTTACTAGTCAAGATTTCTTTTAGCAAATTGTCCAGTTTGATCTGTTCTGTTTCGCTCAGTTCCAGTCCCACCATGTTCATGCGGCACAACCAGCCTGTGGTCAGTCGTATGGCTGAATCTGGAATGCTTTTTAGTGTACGCACATCTGCTTTGCGACCATGCAATTCCAAATAGTTCACAATCATGTCACGGGCATCTTTTTTGCCGTAGAAATAGTTGTACCATGAGAATGCTTTGCTCATAGCACTGATACGATTGTCTGTGGGTTGCATTTTCCACACAGGTTCCATGCCCATGGCATTGGTATCTGCACTACGTGGATTTAGCGGTTTAACGGGTTTCATGCCGGCTCCTTTTTGGATTAATGCAGTAATTATAGCACTTCTGAATTTATTGGTCAACCTGCCCATAAATACTACATTATGCCACGCCTAAGCCTGTACCGCCCAAATCGAACTCGCGATTACCAATTTTTGGACCGCACAATCTCCGAAATGTACACCGTCGGAGGAATGGATATTTTTGTCCACAAATATGCTGGCCCACAAACTGGTGGTGAAGACTCGGCGCTTTCGGGCAACGGCGATGCTACACAACCCACTTACGACACTCTGGATCCACTAAACATCCAAGATTTGCTGTTGCTGGAAAACCGCGATAGAATTTATGATCAAGACGTTTACATCATGCGCGGTGTGTACACTCACCAAGATGTGGACTTTGATCTAACACAATTTGGCCTGTTCTTGAACAATGATACTTTGTTTATTACGTTCCACTACAATGACATGATTGACTCATTTGGACGCAAACTCATGAACGGTGATGTGCTAGAAGTGCCCAACTTGAAAGATTACCATCCACTGAATCAAGCCATTCCTCAGCCTTTACCAAGATACTATGTGGTACAGGATGCTGACTATGCCACAGAAGGCATGAGCCAAACATGGATGCCGCATACCTGGCGTGTGAAAGCCACGCCAATGACCAACAATCAGGAGTTCAAAGACATACTCAAAAAGCCTGTAGTGTCAGAAAACATTTGGGACAACGGCAATTTCTATCCCACTGGCTGGGTCACAAACTATGGTGACGTGTATTATCAAGCCTTGAAAAATGTTCCAGCTGGAATTGAAATTACCAACACCGAATACTGGGCAATCTATACCCCTGCCACACAAAGTGAGGTGTTTAGTGCTCGTACCAAAGATAATCAAATCAACGATGCTATTCTTACACAAGCCGATGTTGAAGTTCCATTGAGCGGCTACGATACCCAACAATTTTATGTCATGCCTACACTGGCCGACGGAAGTCCAGCCAACCCTGTCACATTAACCACAGACGATAGTAATACTGTAGACGGTACTGAAGGCGGAATGAGTGTTACACCAAGTGGCCCCGGTTATACCAAGGGTTACTTGACTGGAGACACTGTGCCCAATGGTGCTCCAGTCACTACTGGAGTGGCTTTTCCATTGAATCCTGTGGATGGAGATTACTGCTTGCGATTAGATTATTTCCCAAATAGACTGTTTAGATACAACTCAACTGTGCGGCGTTGGGCCAAGATTGAAGATGGGGTCCGTACAAATCTCAACAACGGGCCAACCAATAATACTTTACGCTCCGGCTTTGTGAACAATACATACACCACACGTACAACAGACATGGGCAATATTCCAAGTCGCCAGAGTCTCAGTGAAGCTCTCAAACCAAGAGCTGACAACGGCGATCAAGGCGGTAACTTACCTCCAAGCCCGTCACCTGACACTCAACCTGGACAACCATCGAGTTAACAATGCAACAATTTTTTTACGATGAACAATTACGCCGATTCCTGTTGCAATTCACTAGAATTATCAGCAACTTTCAAATTGAATACGGTAACGAAACTGACGGCGTCAACAGTGCGGCCTTGATTCGCGTACCAGTGCGCTACGGTGATGCTAGTCGCAACGCACAGGTGATCATGCAAGAGAACAGCCGCAATTCAATGCCAGCGTCGCCACTGATGACTTTCTATATTTCAAGTTTAGATTATGATCGCCCACGCATGCAAGAACCATATCATGTGAGCAAAGTAAACATTCGTCAGCGCACATACGATAGTGAAACTGAAACCTTTGAACCCACACAGGGCAATGCGTTTACTATTGAACGCCTGATGCCTGTGCCTTACAAAATGGGCATCACACTGGACATTTGGACATCAAACACCAATCAAAAGATGCAATTGTTGGAACAAATGTTGACCTTGTTCAACCCCAGTCTGGAAGTACAAAGTACTGATAACTTTATTGATTGGACCAGTTTAACTGTGGTTGAACTTGAGTCGGTTACATGGACTTCAAGAACTGTGCCTATTGGTACTGACAATCCCATAGATATGGCCACAATTAAATTTAGCATACCAATTTGGCTCAGCTCTCCAATCAAGGTCAAGAAGCTGGGTGTAGTAGAACGTGTGATTGCGTCCATGTACGATGCACAAGGCGACTTGAACAATGCTGTGACCAACAACGATTTGTTACTAGGAACACGACAAATCATCACTCCCTATAACTGGGCTGTGGTATTGATTGGTAACCGGGTGCAATGCCTTCAACAACGTAGTGTGGTCCAAGAGCCTAGTAACACTGTGCTGACTCCGCCAGAAATTGTAAGCGACAGCAATCTACTATGGCCCACAGTGATTGGCACATACGGCGTTTTAAGACCAGGCATCAGTCAACTGCGCCTGATTCAAGCCGACGAGTCTGAAGTGGTAGGTACCATTGTAGTCGATCCAAACGATGATAGATTTGTGTTGTTTGATGTAGACACAGATACCACGCCCCAGAACACACTTGATCCCATTGATGCTGTGATTAATCCTTTAGCCAGTGGTCCACAAGATGGATTAGACTCATCTATGGAGGGGCAACGATACCTTTTGACTGAATCAACTGGCAGTGGAAACAATCTTGCACCAGCAGTGGCCTGGCAAGGTGCCAACGGTCGACCTCTTGTTGCCAACGCTAACGACATCATTGAATATACTGGTAATTATTGGAGGGTTGTTTTTAGAGCTGAAGGGCAAGCCGCCGGGCAGTATGTCACAAACATTACCACTGGTATACAATACGAGTGGAATGGCGAAGCTTGGGTAAAGAGTTATCAAGGAATATATGTGGGAGGCACATGGCGTCTAGTGCTTTAAAAGCAGTTGGCGTGTGGTTTCGAAGCAAAGATACAGGCCGCTATCTGTATTTGTTACGCAATGATGTTAAGCATCCTGGAACTTGGGGATTGCCCGGAGGCAAGATTGAAACAGGTGAAACACTATTAGGCGGTATGGAACGCGAATGTATTGAGGAGCTGGGGTTTTTTCCCACTTATCTCAAACTCATACCCTTGGAAAAATTCACCAGTGCTGACTTGACATTTGAATATCACACATGGGTGTGTGTGATTGCAACTGAATTCATTCCCCGACTGAACCACGAACATCTGGGCTATGCCTGGATAGACCCTGGTACATGGCCTAGACCCATGCACCCTGGTTTGTGGAACACTGTGAACCTTGAAGCTGTACAAAGCAAAGTCCTGCTGGTTGAGCAGGACCTTGCTGGTCTTTAAGCCTGACTTTCTTGGATCCAACACACCCGAATTGGTTGTAGAAATTGGAATAGCAAACAAACGTTCACCGCCAGTCATTTCACTGGTGATAGCTGTGACAGTCATTGTCAAATCGTTAGCAGTGGTTGCGCCACCTATGGTGTTACCAAGAATCTTGATAGTATCGCCCACTGCATACCCGTCACCAGCTGTTTGCACAGTGATCTGCGTGGTGGTGGTAGAGTATGCTGTACCTGCTGCTGTGAGTTGAACAGTGATTTTGGCATTTGCGCCCGAACTTGAAACGTTTGTAGGTGTTAGGTTGGCAAAAGTTTTCTGGCTACTGAATGTTACTTTAACACCTGAACGTGTTAGACCACCTGTGGTGTTGAACGGAGCACCTGTTAGGCCACCTGTGGCTTCTGATGTGTAACGTGGTGAAGTTGAGAACTGTGAAAAACTAGGCTGGAATCCGCCGCCCAAATTGTTGAGTCCTTGCCAGCTGGTGTTGGCAGAATCAATGTTGTTGGGATTTAGAATACCTTCAATCAAGTAGCGTCCTGCTGTTACCTGAACATTCAAATTACTCAATGTCAACTGAGCGCGGTTAATAAGTTCACGCACACCCAAATCACCAATAATACCGTTAGATACCGATGGAGCCAAGCGCATGACAAATGCCACTGCTTTGTCACCAACTGTGGCTGGGAAACCATAGTTGGTACGGTTGTATGTAAACTGATATCCTTCGTCGTTGTCAAATCCGCCGTCCATAACTACTGCACTACCCCAGTGGTTAACTAGTGGTATGCAAGTGTTGGAGATCAAAATAACACCTGTGTTGTCAGCATGGCTAGTTGGCGAGCTAGATGTATAACTTCGGCTTTGGCCTTCTGCCCATTGCACAAATGTTGCACCGCGTGTGCAACCTGTTAGATCGTTGCCGCTCTTGCCTGAGTATTTGATAATTTCGCTTAATCATCCACTGTACATAACCAGCACCGTACCATGAGTATTCAATACCATACATCTGCATCTTGCTTGAATCTAGTGTAAAGCCTGATGCACCTGTACCATCCAAGGGATCAATATTGAAGTCTGCTTGGCGCACACGCAGTTCGTTACGCAGGGCTGTTCTCACACGATTTTGGTTAGTAACGCCACGGAAGGCAGGTACCACTGTCATGCGGTTGTTGTCAATAATACTGGTAACAGTATGACTCATACCTTTGATTACCAACAAGTCACCGTTGTTGAGTTGGTCTTGGAAACGGCAGTTGCCGTCACCTGTCACAAGGTTTGATCCTGCACCAACTGACACTAGACCAGCAACTTGGAACGTGCTTGAACGTTGCACAGCATTCACTGTGATACCGTTATTCTCCCAGAACAAACCGTTTTGATCATCAAAAATACCAGCACGGATAACATTCAATCGAGGTTGTTGTCCCAGTACCGGTGTTGTGCTTCCCAGTAGCGCCTGGGCTTGTACTGTGAAACTGGTGTCTGACAGGATTGAAGTTACAACATAATTAGATTGGTCGTAACCTGATGTTGTAACTCCTGTAATGGTTACTGAAGCGCCAGGATTCAAGCCATTTTCAACGTCTGTGGTCACAGTGATATTGCTTGAAATTGCAGTGCCATCTGCACTGACCGCAGTAATGTCAAAGGTTGGGGCCATCACTGTACCAGTGGAGAACAAAATGCCCTTACCAGATTGATAGCGGAAATATTTCTTTGTAACACGAATTGCACTTGCACCACGAGTTGGAGTGCCTGGACCCATTAACACACCACCATCAAATGGTCGTGGTATAAATGCCGCATTGCTTCGCACAAATGCCTGGCCTGAGATACTGCCACTGACCGCAGCACCAGTTTTGGCCTGATAAGTGAATGTTGTGGTACTTGGCACACTGATGATACTAAACGAGCCTTCAGCGTATTGATAGTTGGTACCAGCACTCAAGTTCATCAAAATTGGAGTACCTGGTACAAGACCGTGAGCATAAGTTGTTGTCACAGTAATTGTGCTTGGGTTGTTGCCATCACTCACAATACTTGTTACATCAAAGTCAGCACCAGTGTATGGGAATGCCTGACGAATGATTGTGTCTGTTTGATTCAGTGGATATCCGGCGGCCAAACTTGGACTACGACGTGGGTAGTA